CTGTGTGCTCTGTCTTCTGATTGCAAACGTTTCTCTAAATCATATCCATTAGAATAATATATTACAGTGCTAGCAGCGGTTAACGTAATACCATAGCCTCCTGTTTGTGGATTGCCCACGAAGAATCGGACCGGGGAGCGTGGGTCTTGAAACTTCTCTATATTCTTTTGTCTTACCTCAGCTTCTACTTCACCATAATATTGAACCACAGAATTAGGTCCATAGACTTTTGATATCTCTTGTGTAATTTTTTTAACATCATGAACATAATGAGCCCATATAATTGCTTTACCTTCTATTTCATCTAATACCTCCATTAACTGGTCCATACGTTTATTTTTAATATCAACTATTTCATCAGAGTCTGTTTTCATATGACCACAAGTAATTTGATGTAATCTCATCAATTGAGTTAAAACATGAGGGGCCTGAACTGTTTTACCATTGAGACTTGCAATGGCAGCAATTTTCATTGATTGATATAATTTTTCTTGCTCTTCAGTTAATTCAACTTCACGTTTGATGTAAACCTTTGGGGGTAAATCAAGACAATCTTCTTTCAATACTCTAAATGAAAAAGGTTTTAATAGCTCTGATAATTCATCTAACCTTTGATAAGATTGAACTACAGATACTTTTCTACCACCAAACCATCTATCAACCATACAAGCATAACGTAGTTGAAATGAATAATAAGAACTAAATCCTAGTAAGTGTTCGTTTAAAAATTTGCATTGTGAGTATAAATCAAGAGGAGATTTAGTAACAGGTGATCCTGTTAATATTCTTCTATATTTTGCAAGACTTGCAATACTTATAATATTTTTAGTACGAGCAGCCTTTGGCGTTTTAATAGTTGTAGACTCATCCACTGCCATAAGTGTTTTATGTGAAGATAAAAACTTACGAGCAAACACCAAACCTTTTGGTGTAGATAATGCTTCAACATTCATTATAAGGATGTGAAGGTCGTAGTCTAAACTAAATAAAGATTGATACTCTTTATCCTTTGATTTAGATGTTAAAGCTGTCCATAATACAGTTTTATGCTGTATATGGCTAGGTAAATGTATTGGTAATTCTTGAGATAACCAGTTCCTATAAACACCTTTTGGTGCTATAATCATGGCCGCATTTATTTTACCTTTATCATAAAGTATAGCAATATTATCAATGAGAACTTTAGATTTTCCTGTTCCCATTTCCATAAAGTATGCATACTCTTCTTTATCCCAGGACTTATCTAAGGCCTCTATTTGATGAGCATAAGGTTTAGTTTTATACCTGTAGTCTTTAACCATAATTTTTTATTTCTTTCTATTGACAGAATAAATAAACTCTATTATATGTTTTGTCAAGAGAGAAAAACTATATGAAAAATAAAATATTTGAATTGTACAAAGAAAAAAGTTTAACTGAATTTCTACAATTCCAAAAAGAAAATCCAAAGGAGAATTTTGTATATGTACTACAACATCCTCCAGCAAACATAAATATATTAAGCGCATCTAATTTTGGATATTTAGTTATATGTCTTGCATACTTTGATCAGGTTGCATTTAATGCAGCACCTTTCGTATTTAAGATGCGAAAGAACTTAAAAGATTTTAGGAAGCAAGATTATATATTGCTTACAGGAGATCCGGCGGTCATTGGTATTTCCTGTGCAATTGCAAGTGACATGACCAATGGCCAATTTAATCTCTTGAAATGGGATCGTAGAGAGTTTAAATATTACCCAATAGAATTTGATCTCTATCAGAAAGGATAACAATGAGTGATTTAAATGCAATGATGTTAGAAGATTCAACTGATCTTTTAGATAATGTTGAAGTAACTACAATTGCCGAGGAATGTAAAAGATTAAAAAACTTACAGGACGAAATAGACAAGGCAGAAGAACTTGTAAAACAATTAAAAGAAAAAGCAGACGATATTAGTTCAAGGGTGATACCAGAGCTTTTAGCTGAACAAGGTTTATCATCTTTGAAACTCGCCGATGGCTCATCTGTAACTGTAAAGAGAGAGTATAGATGTACTCTTCCAAAAGATGATGCAAGAAGAGAGGCGGCTTACAACTGGCTTCGTGAGAACAATCTAGGTGACATCATAAAAAATAATGTGAGTGTTACCTTTGGTCGTGGCGAAGATAACAAGGCGAAGCAATTGCTGGACCTTGCGGCGTCAAATGGTTTTAGTCCACAACAGAAATCTGATGTGGCATGGAATACTTTGACAGCCTTATTTCAGGAGCGTGTCGAGTCCGGGCTCGACATGCCTTCTGATGTCTTTAGTACTTGGATTAAAGACGTAACTAAAATAACCCGAAAATAATGGAGAATGGCTAATGGCTAATGAAGCAATGGTTAAGAAAACAGTGGCCAATGGTTCTGTTGCCTTGTTTGGAGATGATCTAGACAAAGGTTTTGAAAACATGACGCAAAGTGATTTTGCGTTACCTTTCATCAGAATATTGGGACAGCTATCACCTCAAGTAACTGAAGGTGATGCTAAATACATTTCAGGTGCAAAACCTGGAATGGTATATAATACAGTCACTAATGAACTGTATGATGGTAAGAAAGGAGTTAAGATAATTCCTTGTTACTATAAGAAGGACTATCCAGAATGGTCTGATAGAGGAGAAGGTTCAGCAGCACCAGTTGCTGTTCACTCACCTAACAGTCCTGTGATAGCAACAGGTAAGAGAGAAGGATCAAAGATAAGATTACCAAATGGTAATTATCTAGAAGAGACTGCATCTTACTATGTCATGGTAGAAACAAAGTCAGGTGGTTTTACACCAGCTTTAATTACCATGAAATCAACTCAACTAAATGTAAGCAAGAAGTGGAACGCAATGATGAAGACCATTCAGATTCCTGATGGTAAGGGTGGATTTGCAGTCCCACCAATGCATGGTGTTGTATACAATCTATCATCTACTTTACAAAAAAATGATAAAGGAAGTTGGTATGGTTGGATAGTAACACAAGACCGAATTTTAGAAACCAAGGATAAATCTTTGTACTTAAGTGCAAAAGGTTTTCATGGTGATGTAAAACGAGGAGCTGTGCAAACAAGAGTTGATGTGGAAGAGAAAGTTAAAGAGAACGTACCGTTCTAATTAACTAGGGCCCCGAAAGGGGCCCTTTAAAAAGAGAGAATAGTATGTTAGAAAAGTTTAAAGAAATATTTCAAGGATCAGAAGTAGCGTATGGATTATATGCAAAAGGAGACCGTGGAACAAATGGTAAGCAGAAAGGAAAAGCAACTATTGTTAGAGAGAAGGTCACTGATAGCCTTTGGAGTAATCATCTTGCTGGGGTCGAACCTGCTCTTGGCATTATTCCTATTACTGGGAGCAACACTTGTAAATGGGGTTGTATTGACATTGATCGTTATGATTTGGATCACACGAAAATTATAAAACAGATAAGAGAAAATAAATTTCCAATAATACCATTTAGATCAAAGTCTGGTGGTTTACATTTATTTCTTTTTACAAAACAATTTATACCGGCGTATGTAATGCAATCTACATTAAGAAAGATTGCTGATTCTTTAGGATTTGAGGGAGTAGAGATATTCCCTAAACAAACAGAAGTATTAGTGGAACGTGGTGACACTGGTAACTTCTTAAACTTACCTTACCACAATCAAATGAAAGGTTTACGATATGCTTACGACGATAATGGCTCCGCTTTGTCACTTGAGGAATTTTATAAGCTCTATGATGTTCTTGCGTGCACAGGGAAAAAAGAAGTTGAAGAAATCAAAATACAAGAAGTAAAAATAGAAGAAGCTTTTAAAGATGGACCGCCTTGTTTGAATAAGTTGGCATTAGATGGCTTTGGTGAAGGATCTAGAAACAATGCATTATTTAATATAGCTGTTTATTACAAACAAGCTAGTCCAGATGATTGGCAAGATAAAGTAGTTGCTGCTAATTTAAAATATATGGCACCTCCTCTTTCTAATAGTGAAGTACAAAATTTATTAAAATCTATTGGTAAGAGAGGATATGATAAATATAGATGCAAACTTCCACCAATATTTGATGTGTGCAATTCAAAACTATGCAGGAAAAAAAGATTTGGTGTTGGTTTTGATGATGATCAAATGCCTGTTATTGGTGTATTAACTAAATACGATTCAAACCCACCACAATGGTTTTTAAACATAGGAGAAGGGGAAGATCAAAAAAGAGTGGAGATAAAAATAGAACAATTATGGAGTCCATCTTTATTTGCTTTGGCTATGTTAGAAAAAATTAATATGGTTATTCCAAAAATAAAAGAAAAAGATTGGAAAGAATATTATTTAAAACCGATGATGGAAAACATTAATAGCCTTACACCTTTAGAATCTCTTGACCCTAAAAATCAAATCATAGGTTTACTCCAGGACTGGACCACTAACAGACAAAACGCAAGAACTATGGATGATATAATAAATAAACTTCCATACACAGATGATGAAAGAAAATTTACTTACTTTAGATTAGATGATTTTTATAATTTTTGTAAGAAGAATCATTGGGAGATGGATAAAATTAAAACTGGAAATTTAATAAAAGAATTAGAAGATGTATTTGTTTCTGAAATTAGATCAACAATTAAAAATCAATCTCTTCGAGTGGTCAAGATTAAAACAATGAAAAAAATAGAGTCATCTACAACCAAAATTAAATATGAACAAAATCACTTCTAATGATAGGTATTAATTGGAACTTAAAATATAGATTAGTTTTAGAAGAGTTACAAAAAATAAAACTACAAAAAGAAATTTTAGAAAGGAGGTTAAGTAAATATGAAGACCATAATCTTGGGACCACCAGGAACAGGAAAAACAACCACGTTGTTAAATCTAGTTGATGAATTTATTAGGAAAGGAATTAAACCAATAGATATTGGTTATTTCTCTTTTTCAAAAAAAGCTGCAAATGAAGCAGCTACACGTGCTGCTGAAAAATTTAATTTAGATGCAAGAAAAGATTTAATTTATTTTAAAACCATACACTCACTAGCTTTTAGAATGTTGGGTATGAGTAAAGAAAGGATGATGCAAGAACAGGATTACAAAGAGTTTGGTATACAATGTAATATACCAATTAAAGTTGCAAGACATTCTGAAGAGGATGGATTATTTAATTCTGATAATGAATATCTAACAATAATTAATACAGCCAGATTAAAAAATATAGATTTATTAGATTACTATGATTCTAGAAAAAATTTGTTAGACATTGAACGTGATACATTATTCTTATTAGATCAAGAATTAAAAAGGTTCAAAAAAGAAAAAGGTTTAAAAGATTTTACAGATTTATTAGAAGAAGTAAAAGTTAATAAAAATTTGTTTCCAAAATTTAAAGTTTTATTTATTGATGAAGCTCAAGACTTGTCTCATCTACAATGGGAAATAGTAAAAACAATGTGGGACAGAACAGAAAAAACATACATTGCCGGAGATGATGATCAAGCAATATTTAGATGGGCAGGTGCAGACATAGATAGATTTATTGCTTTGAGGCATGAAGTGGATGAAATAAAAGTTTTAGAGCAATCTTATAGAATACCTGGAGGACCTATTCATGAATTGTCACAAAAGATAGCTTCAAGAATTAAAAATAGATATCCAAAGAAATATAAACCAAGAGATGAGACAGGAATACTGCGCTATTATAGCGATATAACTCAAGTAGATATGTCAAAAGGAGACTGGTTGGTGCTTGCTTCGGCTAATTATTTTTTAGAAGTTGTCAAAGAGCTTTGTGAACTTCAAGGTTGGTACTATCAATACAAAGGTGTCAATTCTATATCCATGGACTTATTATTGGCCCTTACCAACTGGGAGGACTTTAGAAACGGATCTGCATTAAACTATCTACAAATTAAGAACATATACAAATATCTAGGTGTAAATGTAAGTAAAAATTACAGAGATGGTAAAACTTTAAAAGCAGAGGAAAAGTACATGATATCTGAATGTAAAGATAAACATGGTTTACTTACAGATAAAGTATGGTATGAATCATTTCAAGGTGTTGATGCTATCACAGAAAACTATATTCGTAACATGAGAGCAAATGGTGAGAAGATTTCCAAGACTCCAAGAATTTTAATGTCAACTATTCATGCTGCCAAAGGTGGTGAACGTGAAAAAGTTTGCATACTTTTAGACCTAACAAAGTCCGCAGTTCAACAAGGAGAGGAACATCCAGATGATCTTAATAGATTATTGTACACAGGAATTACAAGAACAAAAAAAGAATTACATATTGTGGACCCAAAAGATTTTGAAAGATCTTTTACTTTATGATTTTTTCAAAACAAGTTGGTGGTTCTCATTACAGAAAATATAAAATACAACCGTCAAAATTTATAAATGACAATAAAATTTTATTTGCCGAGGGCAATGCAATAAAATATATTTGTCGTCATCAAGATAAAGGAAAGAAACAAGACCTACTCAAAGCAATACACTATATAGAAATGATTATTCAAAGAGACTACACATGAGAACTTTTCAACAACCATTATTTGTTCCTGAAACAGAATGGGTAATGCCAGAAGAATTAAAAGATTTACAGGGCCACAAAGAAATTGCTGTGGACCTTGAAACACATGATCCATACTTAACTGAACTAGGATCGGGGAACGTGATTAAGAATGGAAGTATAATTGGTGTAGCTGTGGCTGTTGAAGGTTGGTCAGGCTACTATCCTTTTGGACATCATCTTGGTGGAAACATGGATGAAAAATTAGTTCTCAATTGGTTAAAAGATTTATTTAAGCAAGAAGAAACTACATTTATATTTCACAATGCAATCTATGACGTATGTTGGTTGAGATCTTATGGAATAGAAATAAGAGGAAAGATTGTAGATACCATGATTGCAGCCTCCTTGGTTAATGAAAACAGATTAAGTTATAGATTGGATACACTTGCAAAAGAATATTGTGGACTAGGTAAAGACGAAAAAGTTTTGAATGAAGCTGCAAAAGAATATGGAATAGATCCTAAAAAAGATATGTGGAAACTTCCATCAATGTTTGTTGGTAAGTATGCAGAGAGAGATGCTGAAGCTACACTTAAACTTTGGCAACGAATGAAAATAGAATTAAATAAAGAAGAAGCATGGCAAGTGTTTGAAATGGAAACAAAACTATTTCCTTGTCTTGTTGACATGAGATTCAAAGGTGTAAGAGTTGATCTTGATAAGGCAGATAAAATTAAGAAAAAATTAATACAAGAGGAGAAGAAATTACTATTAAAAATCAAGGACTTATCAGGAGTTGATGTGGAACTATGGGCAGCAGCATCGATTGCAAAAGCATTTGAAGCATTGAAACTACCTTTTGACAAAACTGAAAAAACAAACGCACCTAGTTTTACCAGAAACTTTTTAACAAATCATCCACACGAACTTGCACAGTGTATATCTATGGCAAGAGAAATAAATAAAGCTCACACAACTTTTATTGATACAATTACTAAACACGCTTTCAAAGGCAGAATACATGCAGAGATAAATCAAATACGTTCTGATGACGGTGGAACAGTGACAGGTAGATTCTCAATGTCTAATCCAAACTTACAACAGATACCAGCAAGACATCCTGAAATAGGACCAATGATACGATCTATATTTATACCAGAGGAAAATAATAAATGGGGTTGCTTTGACTACTCACAACAAGAACCAAGAATATTAGTGCACTACGCAATGCTACAAAAATTAGAAGGTGTGGATGAAATAGCAGAAGCTTATAAATCAGGAGAGGCAGACTTTCATGCGAGTGTTGCAAAGATGGCTGGTATATCAAGGTCACAGGCTAAAACAATTAACCTAGGATTGATGTATGGTATGGGTAAAAATAAATTGATGGCAGAACTAGGATTGATGAAAGAGTCTGCTGAAAAATTAATTAAACAATATCACTTAAAAGCTCCGTTCGTTAAAAAGATAATGGATACAGCAACTAAACGGGCAGAGAACTTTGGTAGAATTAGAACTCTTGGTGGTAGAATTTGTAGATTTGATTTGTGGCAACCAATGGAGTTTGGAATTAATCAACCCTTACCTCTTGAAGAAGCAAAGAAAAAATATGGTGATTTTTTAAAAAGAGCATTTACTTACAAGGCATTAAATAAATTAATTCAAGGATCAGCAGCAGATATGACTAAACAATCTATGATAGCCTTATATGAAAGTGGAATTATACCG